CTCACGCGAATGTCGCCGTCGTCCGTGTTCTGCATGAGGTGAATAGTCATGGAGCTGATCAAATCGGCTATCTTGTGAGCTGCCATTCTTACTTCCGGGTTGTCGGAAAGCCTGGTGTACCCAGGAATATCGAAATCCTCCAGGTTCCCGTACAACACCAGCCACCGGGCCGTGGGGTCCTGTGGCAACTTCGCCTCCCTAACCAGACGCGTCACGGTATTTCTTAACCATCCCATCTACTCACCTCCTTGCAACCACTTCTTGGCCGTTCCTGCCTTGCTCAAGTTTTTCAGCATCTGCATGCAAGCAAAAACAGAGGCATCGAACAGGTCAATCCTCTGCGTGGGTAATACCTTTTCATACTTGACTGCATCATCCACCTGTTCTACCGCGTGAACGTTTTGGACGCAATATTCATAAGCATCACTGTGAAGGTAATAGAACTTTTGGGCCTTTGCCTTCTTCTCAATGTGTCGAAACCCCTCGGACTTGTAGTGATAGAGCTGCGGGGTGTCCTCAATGCGAAAGCCTGCCTTCTTCATTTCGAGGAAAAACTCTCGTCCGAATTTGCGGTCAAAGCCCACCTGTTTAATATTGAAGCCTTTATCCCGCATTCTCATGAACCACTTGACCACCTCTTGGTGGTCAGTAACGGGCGAGTTTGTCATAGTAAGCCATCCATCGTCAAGCCAACCAAAAAGCGGGATGTTGTCCTCTTCGGCTTTTGTGTGCGCAGCGACTATCGGGAAGAAGGCATGAGTAATAGTTATGTCAACATCCCCATAAGTTCCATATAAAGCAGTAGCGCATAGGTCATGGAGCTTGGCAAGGTCTGCTCCACCGTACCAATCGATAGGTAGATTCGCCAGCTCCTCTAGTGTCCAGTTATAGCGTCGGTCGCTGTTGCGGAACTCCTCGACGTCGAAATAGCTCTTCATCGAGCTGGTGTAGACGTTCAGAGACTTGGCCAGGAAATCTTTCCTCTGCTGTGGGTCGTTCTGTGCCTGGAGAGCATCGTTCATGATGTCGTCTGGCCGGATAGTCACGCCATAGTTCGGATTGGCTTTCTCGTGCTCGACCGCGCTCGTGTAGTCAACACTGCCATCCTCGGCCTCATCCGCTTTTGTAATGAAGACAAAATACTGCTCATCTTTGACTGTGCCGTCCAGGATCTTCTGGCAGTATTTCAGCCGGTTATAGCAAAAAGAGTTCATGTTGTCGCCGGCTGTGGTAATTCCTAAACACAACTTATTAGTGTATGCCCTACCAGATTCTTTGATTACGTTGTATTGTGTTGCATTTTTATAAGCGTGGAGCTCGTCAAGGATCTGAATGTTACTGTTCAGGGAATCGTGTTTGTCCGGGTTAGCTGCCAGAGCCTCGATGAATATGCTCCCGCCTCCCAGCTCTCCGCTGATACTGTGCTCCTGGTTGTTATCAAGTATTCGGAAGTTATCCTCTTCGCCCATCTGCTGAATGTTAAATTTGATAAAGTTGAAAGACTGTAAGGCTTGCCTAAGAGCGGCGCCCACAATGTATATTTTGGAGCCCGACTTCCGCTCCAGCAAGGCCAACGCCCACGCCAAGGCAGCGATTAGCCTGGTTTTTCCGTTCTTTCTCGGAATAAATATAAACGCTTCTTTGTATACTCGAATCTGGGTGCCCTTGTGATAGAGCCCTACCAGGTTATAAATAATAAACTTCTGCCATGGCTCTAACAAAAACGGCTCTCCCCTTAATGGAGTTCCGTCTAATCTCTCGCCCTGATCATGGACAAACAGGTTTTCGATTATCCCTATCACGAATTCGGGGTCCCAGACCCGGAGCTCATATTCGGGATTCTCCAGGTTGTCCCTGAATCTCCGACAGACCTGGATCGTCTCCTTGCAGGCCAGCTTCTCGCCGGACAGGATGCTGTCTGCGTACTGCAGCACCTCGTTATAATGCTTTGGTTGCGTCATTTAGATCCCAACTCTATCAGCACACGCTCTAGCGGAGACTGTTTATCGGGCTGGGCCCCATCCTTGTTAATTCGCTTTAGGCCGGCAGGTGTTAGCCCCAACTCCCGCGAGTATGTTATGATGTCGTCTCGCAACTTCTCTATAGCTTGATACAGGGGATTCTTGACAATGTTTGTGGCGCCCGATTTATTGGTGTGCTTAATCACCATATGTCCGCCGGTTCTCTCGAACCGTTCTGTGGTTGCCTCGTAGTCAGCCAACACCTTTGCGAGCACATTGATCGTGTAGACAAAGCTGGTGTTGTAGGTGCCTACGTCCTTCATCTTGCGTATGATCTGCTGTTTATACCGTTTTTCCAGCTTATCCCGGTCGCTCAATGTGCTCACCTCCTACCACTTATTTAAAGTGTCCGAACTTCGCCAATTCCTCATATTTCACATTCGGCAAGTCCAGGTCACGAATAATATTGGTCGGCCTGCATTCGTCATATAGGCTGTCTGGCGGGTCAAAATATCCTCTGTCAGAATTAATATATATCGCAAGTGGCCTGTCTCGCCCTATTGCATAGCTCAGCTGAACTTCGCACCATCTCAGCCCATATTCTTGCAGGTATTCCTTTGCAATTTCCCTGGCCTTATATGCGCCTGACCGGTCAACCTTAGTAGGGTCCTTGCCGGAAAAAGCGCCGCCGCCAACATTGGCAAAAGAATGATAGCTGTCCACGACTATTTTTCTGCCTGTAAGGCCGGCGTCTGCATCAAACCCACCCACCCGAAACCGGCCCGTGGGGTTTACGAGGAATTCATCGACTTTCACCCCGTATTTGCTGCAAATATCGACTGCTTTGCTGGTCAACAGCCGGTCTGTCGCTGGCCGATCAGTTTCGAGGTTCTGATAACACAGGGTAAACGTCTTGATCCTTTGGAGTTTAAAATCGTCATCGTATATCCCTGTGATCTGTGCCTTCCCGTCTGGCAAAAACCTAGTATCTACCTGGCGCAGTTCGTCATAACACTGGCTAAACGTCTGCAGGATAACCATAGCCGTGGGTAGCAGTTGCGGCGTGTCGTTGCAGGCGTATCCAAACATCATGCCGTTGTCCCCTGCTCCACCTGTGTCAACCCCCTGAGCAATATCCGGACTTTGACGGCCGATATTGTCGATTACTAAGAAGTGGTCCGGATCATACCCCACATCTTTTATAACTCGCTTCGCAACTGCAGCTGCGTCAACGGCAGCGCGAGAGGTGACCTCCCCTGTGATAAAGATTTTGCCTTTACCTCCTGCAGTTTCTACAGCCACCCGAGATTTTTTGTCCTCCTCAAGGTAAGCATCAAGGATGGCATCACTGATTTGGTCACAGACCTTGTCCGGATGACCTCTAAAAACGATTTCATTGCTGTAAAGTCTCATAAAAGCACCGCCTTCTGACCCGTGAATTGCTCCCAGCGCTCGATAATGACATCAACATACACCGGATCAAGTTCCATGGTGTAGCACGCCCTGTCAAGTTGCTCGCAGGCGATGAGCGTGGAACCGGAGCCTCCGAAGGTGTCCAAAACGATGTTGCCTTTCTTGGACGAGTTCCTAATCGCCCGGGCCACCAGCTCAATCGGCTTCATGGTTGGGTGTTCAGCATTTCGCGATGGCCTATCCACTCTCCAAACTGTTGTACCAAAGTCGTCGGCAGCATATTCGATTTCATAGCTTGGGACCTTAAACACGACCGTATCAACGCCATCATCAATATGGATGTTGAAACCATCCCCGGCCTCGGTAATGGTCACGAACTTAGAGTCCTCAATGACCGTGTCTTGCTTCCGACCACCATACCACTTGTGCGCCGCTCCGGGTTTCCAGCCGTAGAGAATTGGCTCGTGGCGCCAATGGTAGTCTTGCCGGCCTAGCACAAGAGAGTTCTTGACCCAGATAATGCATTGAGCCAGTTTAAACCCAGCCTCAACAAAAGCTCCCCGGAAATTTTCACCCTCTGTTTCGGCATGGCACACGTAGATCGGTGCTCCTTCCTTGCAGCTTTCAAACATTCGAGAATACGACGCAAGCAAAAATTCCCGGAATTCAGAGTCGCCCATGTTGTCATTTAAGATGTGATTCGTGTTGCGGTGTCCTTTTTGATACTTGTCGAGCATGGCCGCCTTATCCCCGTAATTCACGTTGTACGGAGGATCAGTGAAAACCATGTCGGCCAACTCTCCGTCCATCAACTTCTGGACATCCTCCGGCTTCGTGGAATCGCCGCACATCAAGCGGTGCTTCCCAAGCTGATAGATGTCCCCAGGCTTTGCCTTGGGTTCCTCTGGCAGCACAACCTCGAAATCGTCCTCAATAACACCCGCAGGCCCATCTTGGTTCAACAGGGCGTCTATCTCATCATCGCTAAAACCCGTGAACATATCCTCCAAACCCTCGAGCTCCATTGCTAGGAGTTCATCATCCCACTCGGAGAGCTCGGCGGTCTTGTTGTCGGCTATCCGGAACGCCTTGACCTGCTTCTCGGTCAAGTCGTCTGCACGTATCACTGGCACCTGATCCAGGCCAAGTTTTCGAGCAGCCAAGAGTCTCGTGTGACCAGCGATGATCACGTTATTTCTATCCACAATGATCGGGTTCTTAAACCCAAACTCGGCAATACTGCCCGCCACCGCATCTACCGCGTTGTCGTTGATCCGCGGGTTATTGATGTACGGGATAAGCTTGTCGGTCTCCAAATATTCGATCTTCAGTTGCCTCATGTGCCGTTACCCCCTTTCTTAAAAACGCCGCGCTATTGGAAATGGGGCCCCCCCGCCGGTCCCTGACGGCGTTTGCGCTTTTCAGATCGGAGGGGGGTGTCTCTGCGTGACAAGATGGGACCTCCGCCTCATC